GGATGTTCTCCATCTCAGTTGGCTATTGGTTCGGGGTTCGCACCGAGCAGAAGATGGCAGTGAGGGGTGTCAAATGAATGCCCATAGCGCACGGCAGGTAGGTAGTGATGTTCTTGCGATGGTGAGTGCCTCAAGCTCCATTGCCGCGTGGCAAGAACAGCTTGATTGGGCTCTGCGGATTACAGCCTCCCTTCTAGCCATTGCCGCTGGTGTCTATTCCATTGTCGTCCGTTATCGCCGTAAGCATCGATGAATCCCCGAGACCTCCCCTGCAATAAGCCCCGCCGTGATGTCCAAGGGGGCAAGAAGTCGGTGGTTCGCGCCTGTCAGAACGGACAGTCCAAGGTCATTCGTTTTGGCGATGCCAACATGACCATTAAGAAGTCTTCTCCTGAGCGTAAGAAGTCCTACTGTGCCCGTTCTGGGGGCATCAAGGGCACGGGCAACAAGCTTAGTGCCAACTATTGGTCCAGACGCGCATGGGGATGCTAAAATAAGCCATGAGCAAATCAGGCGAGCGTTACAAGTCCAAGAAGCAGATGGCGCGGCACGAAAAGTCCGAGAGCAAGCGTGAGCGCATGATGGAATACGGCTCTGAAAAGGGCATGAAGGGCAATGGCTGTTGCCATCGCAAGTCCTGTAAATAAGATGCCCCTCACGAAAAAGGGTAAGAAGATTATGGCCGCGATGAAGGCCGAGTATGGCCCTAAGAAGGGCAAGGAAGTGTTTTACGCGGCCCAGAACAAGGGCACCATCAAAGGCACCCACTTCGCTCGTAAGAACGTGAAGTAGTTGGTGGTAGAATGGGCGTATGCCAAGATACGCCTCATACGGAAGGCTGGATAGTCAGCTTGTTGATGATGGAGATACGGCCTTTGTCCGTCTCAATCAGAGGCTGCGCCCAGACCAGTTGAAGCCGGGTGAGGTGGCCGTTAGCCAGAACGGCAGAATGGATGTGGATGGGGCTTGGCAGACCCGCAAGGGCTATAGGAACGTCTTTGGCAACATTGCCAATTCTGGCTCTGCTCTGGTCATTCCGTTTAATCTGAACGATTCCTCCCCGCCCAGCATCAACGATGCGGCGGTGGCTGCGATTTACGGCACCTGCCTTTATTCCGACCCCAATACGGCCAGCACGGAATACGTCGTCCTAGCCACAACCAGCAAGGCTGTCTTGGTTAAGACAAGCGATACCAGCGTTTCCTACAACATCAATTACCCTGCTGGTCATACGGTTGATTCAACCTGCGAGGTCATTCAGGCTTTCAACTACCTTTTCGTCTTCAGGAACGGTCAGGTAGCATTTCAGTGGGATGGAAGCAATCTAACCACCACTCCAGTGTTCACTTTGGTTGCGAACGGGGCCTACACCCAGCCCCTTGTTTACGACGATCTGAGCAACTGCGGAATATCTGAGGGTGTGGTCACCATTACAACCCCGTTAGCGCATGACGTGGCTGTTGGTGATTCAGTGACTGTAAGCGACAAGGGGTCAACCGATCTCAATCCGCTTACGGAATACAGGGTGTATGAGGTCACCACATCATCTCCATACACATTTAAGTTTAAGGCTGATGCCGCGAACGTGTCTGGAGCTACGGTGGCCGTGGGCAAGAGGCAGTCGATTGGGCTTGGTTTCACCCATATGCCAACGCCGCCTTGGGCCATTTACCACCAGCGCAGGCTATGGATGCCCTTTAACTACACAATTACTGGATCGTCAGGAAGCCCCACCATTACGTCTCGCAACGTAAAGGATGAGATTATTGCATCAGATATTCTAGACCAAGACACCTACGATCAGATTCAGAATCAGTTCAAGATTGCTTCGGGAAGCGCGGACTTCATCGTTGGGCTCCAGCCCTTCGCGGAGGACAATCTGATCGTGTTTGCCCGTAACTCCATCCATCTGATCAGGGGAGTTGGGGCTGACTTAGGCAACACCTCGGTGCAGGAAATCACCCGTGAGGTGGGATGCGTGGCTAGGAAGTCCATTGTTCAGGTGGGTAACCAGATCATGTTCCTGTCGGACAATGGTGTGTATGCCATCAACTTCGATGAGCTTTACAACCTGCGCGGGGCTTCCGTGCCTCTGTCCGAGCCAATCAATCCTCTTGTAGGACGCATTAACAGGTCTTATGCGTCTGGGGCCGTAGGCATCTATCACGACAACCGCTACTACCTAGCCGTTCCGTTGGACAGTTCGACGGTGAACAATGCGGTGTTGGTGTACAACTTCCTCAATCAAGGTTGGGAGTCCATCGACCTCATCGATAGCGCCAACTGGAACATCATCGGGTTTGTGCGTTCTGGGGCTGGTACGACCAACCGCCTGCACACGGTGAGCAAGGAGGGCGGCATACACATGATTGATGAGGTGGGAAGTAGGGATGACGATTATTACGACACGGTGTGCCTGTCGCTGTCTTCTCCCGCCACAGTCACTACGCTGGACATCGACTCCATCCTGACCACCCGTCAGTACACCTATTCCACGATGGACCGTAAGAGGTTCAACTCATACGAACTCCATCTGGAGAGCGCCATCAATGTTGAGTCCAACGCCGATCTTTCGATGGAGATGGAGAACCCGGACTCCACCGTTGACCTGAGCGACATCTACTCCGTGTACGGCAATTATGTGCCCTCAGCGGAGGACCTGTCGCTTCGCGGCAGAATTGGAAACAAGCGTGGATATGGGGCACAGCTTACGGTGACTCCCACACGCGGACGACCCAAGGTGAGGGCTGTTAAGATTACGGGTGCGCTTCAGAATGGTGGAACCACTTCTGCTGAATAATGTCTGACATCACCAGAGGCTATACGTTCACGGACGCTAACGCGGACTGGGCGACCAATAAGAACACGGCCATCCGTCTGAATAAGATGGTGGACAATGCCACTGTCAATCTGGTGGCTGGTTCCAACATAACTATTTTCAGGAACGACTCTGGCATCAACATCTCTGCTGCCAGTGGAGGGGCAGGATCGCCCGGTTATTACGGTGCGTTTCACGACACCACAGATCAGGTTGCTGCTGCCGCAAACACCGCCTACGCCATTGCTCTTAATACAACTGATGAGTCGATTGGCGTTTCCATCGTAAGCGGAAATCGGATCACGATTGCCAATGGCGGCACATACGATCTTCAGTTCAGCTTACAGCTTAAAAACACGGATAGCCAGATACATGACGTAAACATATGGCTAAGGAAGAACGGGGTAGATGTCCCTGCGACAAACAGCATCGTAAGTGTTCCTGAAAGGCATGGGTCAATAGACGGCCACCTACTTCCAGCTTGGAATTTCGTCTTCACGGCTGCTGCAAACGACTATTACCAGTTGATGTGGAGTACGACCAATACTGCCGTATCTGTTGAGACGATTGCAGCAGGAACTACTCCGGTCACTCCTCTTACGCCTTCTGCGATTGTCACCGTCACTCAGGTGGTTAATATTGCTGCCCCGGGGTCAATCACTGGGTCGCAGATAGCCAATGGCACCATTACTGGAACCAATATCGCTAATGCGACCATCACTGGAATCAACATCCAGAATGGAACTATCAGTGCTGCAAACATCCAGAATGCCACAATTACTGGGGCAAAGATAGACAACGCAACGATTACTGGGGCCAACATTGCAACTGCGACAATAAGTGGAACAAACATCGGAACGGCTACGATTAGCGGAACAAACATCGCGTCTTCTACGATTAGTGGTTCAAACATAGCCGCCAACACGATTAGTGGATCAAATATAGCTTCGTCCACAATTAGCGGAAGCAACATTGCCGCACAGACGATTAGTGCGTCCAACTTGGTCAATGGAACCATTACGGCTTCTCAGATAGCCAATCTGACCATCACAGCCGCTCAGATAGACAACCTGACGATTAACGGATCGAAGATTGCGTCTGACGCCATCACAAATACTAAAATCGCTGATAGTGCTGTAACCAATGCAAAGGTTCAGGATGCTACGTTGACCGGCGGAAAGTTGGCTAATGCAACCATTACTGCGCTTCAGATTGCCAACGCCACCATCACGTCCACCCAGATTGCCAATGCAACTATCACTGGGTCTAAGATTGATAACGCCACTATCACTGGCTCAAATATCGCCAACGCGACGATAACATCTTCTCAGATTGCCAGCGCGACAATTACTGGAAGCAACATAGCTTCGTCGACCATTACTGGGTCAAACATTGCATCGGCCACAATAACGGGAGATAAGATTGGTTCTGCGACGATCACTGGTGCCAACATATCTTCCGCAACGATTACGGCAGCTAACATTCAGTCGTCAACGATCACGGCTGATAAGATTGCTTCAGCGACAATCACGGCAAACGAGATAGCCAATCTCACGATTACTGGCGGAAAGATTGCTAACTCAACAATCACCAACGCCAAGATTGATACGCTTGAGGCAAGTAAGATTACGGCTGGAACCATTACGGCAACCATCAGCCTTGAGTCTCCCAAGATTGCTGTGGCGGGTGCCTGCTACAACACAACTTCTCCATCGTATACCGGAAACACCTTTGCCAGCACCACCCTGACGGTGGGTGATGACGGAACAACCAAGCCTAGCGGATTTGACGACAACAATAAGGCTTATTTAACTATTGCTGATGCCAAGCTGTATGGATGGGGACACGGCTCGTTTGGCAACCGTTATGGTCGTTCTGATCCTAAGATCAGCGTGTTTGCCGTTGGCGAGTTTTCTGGGATAGCTTCTGGAGAGTTTGCGGCATATGCCGTTGAGTACAGCACAGATGGAGGAACTACTTGGGGACAGGTTACGGCAATTGACGCTTCTGCCCACAATCCTCAGACTTTTGTTTCCGTATCTGGAGCCCTTGAGCTTACTGGCATGGCCGCGCTTGGGTCGGTAGACTTCCGTTTCAAGCTTACTGGAACCAATGGTGGCAATCCTATGTTTGAGTACGGTCAGATTCAGGTGCTTTGCCACAACTTCTAAAGGTACAATAAGCCATGCCCATCCTATCCAAAGGCACCACTTTCACGTCTCCTGACACGGTGACTTCGACCAAGCTCAACAACCTTGTTGATGCTGCCACCTTTGCTGCTGGGGCTGTGGATGATTCGACTACGGCTCTGTCTGGTGGTGCCATCATCGTCAAGAATGCTGGCATCACTCCCACCAAGCTTTCGACGGGAGCCCCGACTTGGAATGGCTCTGGCAATCTGACCGTGAGCGGCACCCTGACGACTGGGGGAACCATCAGCACCTCCAACGATCTTGCGGTGAATGGAATTGCGGCAATTAATGGCGCGATTTCCATCGGGAACACGGTGAACACGGTGAGCCCGACCTCTCCAGACCGTACCATCACGATTGTA